ATAACAGCGGGCGTAGGGGCAAACCCTTGTGGTTGCCCTCTTGGGTAAGGGCAAGCCTTACCCCTACAAGCCCGCTGTTGTGAAGGATTGAAGGTTTGGACAAAGAAAAGGCATTCGGCAAAAAAGTCAAGGAGCTGGTGAAAAAGGCGGAGAATCTCGAAGATGCCGGAGTAAAGAAGGTAATCAAACAGCTTGCTGAGGCAAGAAAGGAAATTGCCGCCACAGTAGCATCGACGGAGTGGGAGGCATACCATCTGCCGCAGATGAAGGCTGCCGTTGAGAGGGCGATGCAGAGATTCGGTTTGCAATACGGCGTGGACTTAAAAGATGCGCAGAGAGATTTCTGGGACAGGGGAATAGACATGGTGGATCTGCCTTTGCGTGAGGTGGGAATTTTTCAGGCGCTGCCTGAGATTGACACAACGGCGTTGGCAGTGATGCAGGGTTTTTCCGCGGACCTGGTGAAGGGTCTGACTTTGGACGCAACCCAGAAAATCAATACAGAGTTGACGCTGGGGATCATGGGACAGAAAACCCCTTTTGAGGTGATGAAGGGGATCGGGAGGAACCTGAAGGACCCGTCCATTTTTAAATCTATCGCCGCCAGAGCGGAGGCGATTACCAGGACGGAATCAACCCGGGTGCTGGAATCCGCAGGGCAGGCAAGAAAAGAAAGCGCAGCAAAGGTTGTGCCAGGTCTGCAAAAACAATGGCTTGAGAGCTTTGCAGCAAGGATGCCAAGACCGACTCATGTTGCTGCACATAAGCAAATCAGGGATGTTAACAAACCCTTCGATGTCGGCGGGGTGAAAATGATGTATCCGGGAGATACCAGCCTGGGAGCAGGGGCAAAGGATACGGTCAAGTGCGGGTGACACTCGGTACCATATCACCCGGACTGGGTGGAGAAACAGGGACTAGACCCAAAACGTGCGAAAGACCTGGAAGATTTAACACTGAAAAATGGCTGGAGGGCGAGCACGGACTCGAAAGGAGCCCAGTTATTATCCAAAACGGTAAATTCTGAATTTTTAGACGGGAAAGGTTTTATTTGGAATGATCACAAATACATACATAATCCCAATGATATTAATGATGGGAAAAAATTTGTAAGAGAAATGTATTCTAAAACCCAGTCTGCCCTGGAGAAAGAGGGCATCCAGAAAATTAAGCTATACAGGGGGATTGAGACAAAAATAAACGTGGAGTCCGTCCTGACATCGTGGACGACAGATAAAAGGATAGCGAAGGGATTTGATGGGTATAAAGTGTTAGAGCGAGAGATTGAGGCGAAGGACATCCTCACTTATCATAAAGAATGGGGAGACTATAAAGGGCCTAAAGAGCATGAATATGTAGTGATTAAGAGATAGAGGAGATAAAAATGATTGAGAAGGAAAGGGACGGGGTTATATATCTGGTACCGGAAACCGAGGAAGATATAAAAAAGATCGAGGAAGGCATCCAAGTAGGAGCGATTTCAGATAAGTCATCCTTCTCTGATTGGAAAAAGGGAAAAAAAAGGATGGAAGATTAGATGATTGGCGCAATTGCAGGTGACATCATTGGCTCGGTGTACGAGTGGAAGAATATAAAGAGCAAAAAGTTCCCGCTGTTTTCTCCAAAGTGTTTTTATACAGATGATTCGATTCTGACAATAGCATTGGCGGATTCGATTCTGACGGGGAAGAGCTATGTTGACAACCTGAAAAAATTTTACAGGTGGTATCCCTTCGGTGGATATGGGGTGGATTTTATTAAATGGGCAAAGAGCAAGAGGACAATAAAACCATATAACAGTTGGGGAAATGGTGCGGCCATGCGCATCAGTCCTGTTGGATATGCCTATGACGATCTCGATACCGTCTTGCAGAAAGCAGCCGACTTTACTGAAATTACACACAATCATCCTGAAGGCATCAAAGGTGGACAGGCAACGGCTGCGGCAATATTTCTTGCACGAACGGGCAAGTCCAAGGTCGAGATCAAGGATTTTGTTGAGACAGAATTCCGGTATGACTTAAGCAGCCATGTTGATGAGATACGGGCCTCCTACGCATTTGATGTATCGTCGCAAGGGACTGTTCCCCAGGCAATCCGAGCATTCATCGACTCTCTCGATTACGAGGATGCTATAAGAACCGCAGTGTCACTTGGTGGAGATAGCGATACCTTGGCTTGCATTACGGGCGGCATAGCCCAGGCGTTTTATGGCGGAGTGCCTGAATTAATTGAAAGTAAGGTGTATGAAATTCTTGATGAACGACTTGGAAAGATTACGAGAGAATTTATGAAGAAAATAACAAGGAGGACAATATGATAGAGAAAGAAGAGGATGGCATTACATATCTGGTTCCGGAAAGAGGAGAAGATATCCGGACGATCAGGGAAGGGATTGCATCCGGGGCGATTTTGAGCAAACCGGCAAAACGTGATTTCCATAGATATCAGGCGGTTAAAAAAAAGGCTGTAGGCCGTAGGCTGAAGGCTAATAGTCTACAGGTTGATGAAAGTGAAAAAGATAGGATCGAAGCTGGAAGCTCAAAGCCCGAAGCGGAAAGCTCAAAGACTGAAGCTGAAAGCTAACGGCTACAGGCTAACAGCCTACAGCCTAATAACCTAAACAAGGAGGGATAAGACAATGGCAGAGAACGATAAAGAGAAAGATCAGAAAGAGAAGGGGAAGGCAGACCAAGACGCGGCATTATTGGCAAAAGCCTGCGAGGCATACGGGATCGACCCGAAGTATGTTTTTGCATCCAATGTTTCCGCCGATGGCGTGGTGACGATCCTGACAAACGGCGGGACCAGGGTAAAATTCAGGAAGGGAGATAAGGTAAGGCCGCTCGATCCCGTTGCCATAGACGGGATATCAAGGAAAAAACCCCGAATCGTAATGGGAAAAAAGAAAGAGGCAAAAGAGGAAACTGAGGAATAAGGGGGTGACCGATGCCGTATACAATGGACAACATGCCTGAGCAGACGATGGGATTGCCTAAAAAGGCGAAGGAGATCTGGATCGCCGCCTGCAATGCCGCTCTCGAACAGGGTAAAAATGATGTGGAAGCGGCAGTGATTGCATGGACGGCCGTAAAAAAGAAGTATGAAAAAGGCGACGGCGACAAATGGCGGGCGAAAACAGACATCAGCCTGGGCGATATCAGCGCCATGATACGAGATGCCCTGCAAAAAATGGAAAAGGATGCCTGCGGATGCCCACAAGATGTATTCTGCGGAAAGTGCGATGCCTATCTGAAGGATGTATATGGCGCGTATGTGATTTACGAGAAAGCAGGGAAATGCTACAAGCTGGCGTATTCTATTCTGGAAGGGGTGGTTCAGTTCGGGGTTGACGCCGTGGAGGTAGAAAGAGCCTGGGTCGAGGCAAGGAGCCAGCAGGCAGAGATTGATGACGGGCTAACAATAGTCATGAGGCTGGGAGCCGCGGTGGATTCCGAAGGAAAAGCATGGGACGTGACGATCTGTGAGCCCGGGTTTACAAAGAACGGCTGGTATATACCGGATGATGTGTTAAGGGATGCAGCCGGGTTGTTTGAAAACGTGGACGTGAATCTGTTTGAGCTGCCGACGGGCGCTACACATCTGCCCGATGCCCTTTTCGACATCAAGAGTTTGCTGGTAAAAAATAAAGTGGGGTGGATCGAGAAGGTAAAGCACGTTGCCGGTGAAGGGTTGAAGGGAGTCCTCCATTTTGTGGAATCAGCGAAGTGGCTGGGAAAGAATCTTTTGTCAGGAATTGAATCCGGGGGCAGTGTGTATGGGTTGAGTTATGACTGTCCCGTCCGTGCGACAAAAGCGGACATAGACGGCAAGTCGGTTTTTAAAATATTAAAATTTCTGGCAGCCGATTCGGTGGATATAGTGAGCCGGCCTGCAGCCGGTGGGAGGTTTAACAGGGCTATTGCGGCCCAAAAAAACAAGGAGGGAAGTGTGATGGACAAAAAAGAACTGTGGGATCTGATCCACAAAGCGCGGCCGGGCCTTCTCGAAGGGAAAGATGTCGAGAAGATAACTGACGAGGAGATAAAAGTTCTGGCAAAAATGGCAATGGAACCCGCTGCCGGTGGAGGGGCTGGAAATGATGACACATTGAAGCCGGACGAGCTGAAAAAGTTCCGCTGTGAGATGGCCCTGGAGAAAAAGCTGGGGGATCCTGATCTTGGATTGCCTCTGCTTGTAGCGAAGCGGATTAAAAAATCGTTTGAAGGACGCATCTTTGCCGATGCTGAGCTAGACCAGGCGATAACCGAGGCGAAGGATGAGCTGGCAAGCCTCATACAGACGCAGAGAGAAGAAGGAGTTCCTGCTTCAAGAATTTCAGGCGGTCTTGGCACGCTCGAGAGGGCGCAGATGGCGGTGGACCGCATGCTGGGGTTGTCAAAAGAGGATATGGAGAAAATGGCCCGAAAGGAGACTCTAGACCATCAGCCGTTTTTCATCGAGAGATTTGGCTCTGCCGGATTTCAGATGAGAAATGTTCAGGATTACCAGGAGTATGACAAAGTCCCCGCATTCAGGGGAATCAGAGAGGCATACTCGTTTTTTACCGGCGACCCCGAAATTACGGGATTTTTCAATCGGAAGAATCTCGCCCCGGAATTGAGAGCCAGGATGGACATCAACAGCTCCACATTCACTTATGTCCTGGGAAATACCCTTGGGAGAAGGCTGATGGCTGAGTATGCAAAACCCGATTATCTGGAGAGATTGCTGGTAAGCGTAGAGAAGCCTGTAAAGGATTTCAGGTCTCAGGAAGCGGTGAAGGTCGGAGGGTTTCCAGACCTCGCCACAGTAGATCCTGAAACGGCAGACTACGCTGAAATAGCTGCTATCACCGATGAGGAGGTAACATACACAATAATTCAGAAAGGGAATCTGCTCTCCATCTCCAGAAAGACGATCATCAATGACGACATTTCGATTCTGGGGAGAGCCATTGCAAAGCTCGGCCGTGTAGCGAGAAGGACTCTCGCTAAATACATCTGGGATATGTACATCAGTAACGGGACATGCACGGACGCGACGGCGGTATTCACATCCGGGCATGGAAACCTGGGGGCGACAGCCTTGAGTCACAGCACGGCGTTGACGGCGTGGAAAGCGCTTGCCGCTATGACAGAGAAGGATTCTGGAGAATATCTGGGGCTGCTGGACGGAAACGTCATGGTGAATCTCGTAGGCCCCCCTGCGCTAAAAGACAGTATCGGGAAGGTCGAGAAGGAGGAGTTTTATTACTCTTCTAATGATCTGACGACAAAACTACCCAATTCGCTTTTTGGCCAGATTAAGGGGCATACACTGTCTCTACTCGCTGCAGACGCTAACGACTGGTACATGATATTGCCCCCGGACATGGTCGAGCTGATCGAGATGGGATATCTCAACGGAAGAAAAGAGCCTGAGTTGTTTGTGGCCGATTCCCCGCAAAGTGAGCAGGTTTTTGTCGCGGACAAGATCAGACACAAAATACGCTTTGAGTTTGCAGGGGCGTCCCTTGATTACGTAGGGGCGTATAAGGCGGTAGTAACATAAATTAGGCTATAGGCCGTAGGCTGAAGGTTATTGGCTGACAGACTACAGGCTAACAGTCTACAGATTAAATAACCAAAAAAAGGAGGATAAGAGAATGAAGAAGTTAAGATATTTGGTGGTTGTGTTTTTTGCCCTGTTGATAGTGGCTGCAATGACTGCGCCTCAGGTGCATGCGGCAAGCTACTGGAAGCAGAAGACCCTGCGTTTTGCCGCCACGGCAGGGGAAACTCTGGCAATCGGTGACGTGGTTTGCATTAAAGGTTCGGACGGCAAGGCATACAAGGCTGATGCCGACGATTCCAGTCTAAGGCCTGCTGTAGGTATAATCAGTAAGGGCGGGGCAACCCTCGCCTCAGTGGAGATTACCGCGATAGGTATATTAGCGGGGCAGACCGCTGTGACCCCTGGATATAGAATATTCCTAAGTAACACGCCAGGCGTTATGACGACTACCGCGCCGACTAACGCACAGGTCCTAGGATGGGCACAGACTTCAACTACGTTTATTATCAATATCCAACCTCCTAGCAACACTGGCGGAGGATATTAACACGTAAATCGTGAACCTTATGGGGCTCGTGCCCCGAGCTAAAGGGGACATAATGCGGGAGCGTGAAGCGACCGCATTGTGTCCCCGGAACATTAGGAATAAAAGATGTCGAAGGTTGTGGAATACATATTACTGGGAGCCATCCCCGGGCTGATGTTTATGATTATTCCTGTCCCGGGAATGGAAGCCCGCTTTTCATGGCAGCTTATCTCTTTATGGCTGGCAGGAGTGGCGTTTTCCTCCTTTCTCTCGTCATGGTGGAGAAGGGGGTTTTTCCTGCTGGCATTGGTCCGCACAGCTATTCTTCCTCCGGATATCGAGTCATACATAATGCTTTTAATAATAGCTGTTTTTTTAGGAGCGGTAGAGGGGTTTAAACGAATTGACGAAGAGAAGATGTTAAAGGCTTTTGTTATAGCCGCTATCTTGCTGATTTACTGGACAGCGGCCCAGAAGCTCGGCATAACTCAGCCATATTTTGGAGGGCGTTCGGTGGGGCCGTTCAACCCTGATGAAGGGGGAGTTTTTCTTGCGTTATGCCTGCCCGTTGCCTTCCGGCCACGGTGGAGGCTTTTAATCCCCTGTATCCTGTGGGGGATATATGTTTCTGAGACATCTACAGGTTTTCTGGCCGCGCTCATGGCGGCGGGCGTTTTTGCCTTTTATTTATTCCGGGAACACAAGAAAAAACTCCTGCTGATTTTTGTTGTCTTGACTTTGATTGCCGGTAGCTGGTTTTTGAAAGTGGACCCCATACAAAATACGAGATCCGATCCCCGCTGGATAGCGTGGAAACACGCTGCATGGTCCATGCGCTCGGAACTGTGGGGCAGGGGACTGGGGAGCTGGGAGAAAATATTCCCGCTTCTGGCATCCGGAGACAAACGGATTGGACTGGTAGACCCTGCCGCCAAGGGCGTAATTATGAAAAATGTTTTTATTCAGGCACACAATGAATATATCCAGATGGCGTTTGAGCTCGGGGTCCACGTCTTTATTTTTCTTATCCTGTTCTCGGTCTTTACTTTTATAGCCATGATCCGCGGCGCTGCTTCACCTTATGCGGCGGCAGGGATGACGGCTTTGATAGTCAGCTGTCTTGGATTTTTTACTCTTCATATTGCCCCTACGTCTTTGCTTGGCATGGCATGGATAGGAATATGGGAGAGAACCAATGTTCGGGGACAGGAACACAAAAAGAAGGAGCGGCAAAATGTCATTCAGGCGATCGAACCACAACTATAGGGGCAAACCCTTGCGGTTGCCCTCTTGGGTAAGGGCAAGCCTTACCCCTACATTTATATTATTAATCGTGGCGGCGGTTTTTGCGGCAGGTAATGCCGGGGCTGAGGACAGAAAGACCAATGTGATCACTTTTCTTGCCTCCGGGGCTAAAACGGCTGCCACGGCACAGTCAACAGGATTTGATGTCTCGGCATACACTGAGGGGCAGATCCTGGTCAATGTGACTACGGAGACAGGTACTTCTACTCTGGATATTACCATAGAGACATCCGCTGACAATTCAACTTATTACACGCATACAACGATGAGCCAGATTACCGCAACAGGCACAGTCAGGCAGGCGATTACTAATTTTGGCAAATACGTAAGAATCAACTATACCGTGGGCGGAACGAGTTTTGTGTTCTCGATTGTGGGGGTATTTAAGAATTGAGCACACGACAGGATTATATCAGCGCAATCGGATATCTGGCAGGCGGTGAGATACCGCTTGGTGAGCCTGAAAAGGTTCTCGCTATTGACATGGCGGTGAAGGAACACTCCCGGCACTCCCCTTATATTGTGGTGGAGGATTTCGACGGAGACGGCGGATTCGATTATTCGGTTGACGATTTCGCCTCCTGGGCAGAGGGTTTTTCCTCGATCAAACGGGTGGAATACCCGGTGGACGATACTGCCCCAGAGCCGGATATCCTCCAGGACGATGAATGGATGGTTTACGAGACGCCGAGCGGGAGGTTTCTGAGATTTCTGGAGGGTACCCCGACTGCAGTCGAGGACTTCCGCGTAACTTATACTGCCCTGCATACCTGCACAGATACGGCATGCACAGTGAGGACATTCGACGAGGAGTCGGTGAAGGCGCTGGCAGCGGCGTATTTCTGCGACATGCTCTCTACCTATTATGCACAGAGCCAGATGAGCACGATTGCCGCCGACAGTGTGGACCATACAAACAAGTCCCGCGACTATGCGGCCAGGGCAAAGGCATACAGAAAGATATATTTTGATCATCTGGGTATCGAAGAAGGTAAAACACCGGCTGCCAGCATAACCAGGGATCAGGATCTAAAAGGGAGCTGGAGAACAGACGGGCTGACGCATCCTAGGAAATATCGTTAGGCTATAGGCTGTAGACTATTAGTCTATTAGCTAACAGCCTACAGGCTAATAACCTACAGGCTATAAAACAATGTATAACATCAAATTAAAGGTAGATTTAAAGGATATTGAACGGCTATCTAAGGAGGCTCCGGAGGTCTCCAGGAGCGTGCGGATATCCAAGATAACAGAGGCGGTGAATCTGCTGGAGCGTGCGATCTCCATGCTCACACCAATTGGTGCGGGCCCCACTCATTTACGAAGCACGATTTTTAATCGGGTTGACATGTATGGAGAGACAATTTCAGGGACCATCGGCACGCCCGCTATCTATGGCGAGGCTGTAGAATACGGCACAAAGCCTCATTTTCCGCCTGTCGCCCCGATACAACACTGGGTTGAGAGGAAGCTCGGCATCTCAGGAAAAGACGCAAAGACAGTGGCTTTTCTGATCGCACGTAAAATATCGAAACACGGCACAAAAGGGGCGCACATGTTCGAGAAAGGGTTTGCAGATAATGAGGCGAGGATCAGGAGGATGCTGGAGAGCATTCCTGAAGAGATAGTCCGGCGGTTGAAGGGTTGAAATGTAGGGGCAATCCCTTGTGGTTGCCTTATGAGGTGTTATGAGTTTGAGAGAAATCCGAGAACAGATAGCAGTGATACTGTCGGCTGTGGATGGCGTCGGGGTAGTGCATCAGTATGAGCGGCTGGCAACAGATTGGAAGAAATTCCTGGACTTGTACAAGGATCCTCATGGCAAGATAAATGGCTGGTCCATCACCAGGCAGAAAACTCCGCAAAAAATGCTCACTTTTGATCAGGATGTGACGAGGGAATATCTTTTCATTATCCGGGGGATATATGGCCTTCAGGATGAGGCAGCCTCAGAGCTGGTTTTCCAGGATACAATCGAGGCAATCTGCGAGGCATTCAGGAACAATGACGATCTGAATGGTACCTGCTCAACAACTACTTCAAATCAGGACATATCGGGTATACAGGTGGAGGTGGCTGAGAATCGAAGCATAGGCGGAGTGCTCTGTCATTACTGTGAATTGCACTTGTATGCGCAGGAAGATGTTGAGTAAAAGCGTTTTGAGTATATAAACGATTAAAAAGGAGGGATTGAGATGAGTAAGAAACGTGGAATAAAAGGGAAATTTGCATTGGGCACAGATAAGGTGTTCTTGGTTTCTTCGTGGTCGTGGTCGGGTGTCGAAAATGAGATGCTGCCGTTCCAGGAATTTGAGGTCGAGCAGGAGAAGTATGAATATGGCATGCAGAAAGGCGGACAGATCACGGTAAAAGGATTGTACGACCCTGACGATGCCGCAGGCCAGGCGCTTATAGAGACTGCCGCGATGGACAAAACTGCAATTACAGACGCCCGTTTTTATATCGATGATATCAATTACTGGACTCCGGACGCCGATTCTGAGCTGTTGGTTATCAAGGCCAGAGAAATGGAAGTCTCGACAAACAATCTAATCCCGTTCAGCGCTACCTTGCAGGTATCTGGGGTGATGGTACTGACGGCGGAGTAGGGGCAAACCCTTGTGGTTGCCCTCTTGGGTAAGGGCAAGCCTTACCCCTACAGGCTGTTGTAATTGTAATAAAGCAAGGAGGAATATATGGACGATCTGAAGGAGCTTCTGAAGGAGAAGCGCAGGGATATGCCTACTGCATGGTTTACGTTCAAGGATACGTTTGAGGTTGAGGTGGAATTTACTGAGAGGCGCGAGCTGCGGAAAATCATTAAAAAAGCCTCAAAGAAGAGCTGGGTAAATCATCAGCCCACAGAGGACCTCGATGAGAATAAAATGGCAGAGGAAATGGCCGACAGGATCAGGAGCTGGAGAGGGCTCACCCCAGAGGTGCTTGCACAGATCCTGCCGATCGATACCTCTGACCTCAAAGAAGAAATACCATGTACGCAGGCAAACAAAGAACTGCTGTTGAAAGAGGCATACGATTTTGATATGTTCATTCAGCGGATATGCACAGACCTGGCGAATTTCGGGGAAGAGAAAAGGAAAGAAGAGCTGGGGGAATAATAAGCTTCGTAGAGTGGCAAAGAGAAAAACAGCCAAACTGCGAAGCATGCCGAGAGATACATGCAGGGAAGGGAAAAGACGCTCCCTGTGAAACATGCATCCCAAAATTGAATGAAGACAATGAGGATGCGCTGCTGGTATACAGTCTCTGCCAGAATCAGGTGATTATGTGCATGGACGGGAGCCCGATAGATATCAATATCGTGGCGGTGGAGCGGGTGATGGCAATATACGGGATCGAGGATCAGAGGGATTGCCTGGAGAAGGTGTTGATGGTTTTCAGGCATTTTTTAGAGAAACAGGCGTAGGGGCAATCCCTTGTGGTTGCCCTTTTGGGTAAGGACAAGCCTTACCCCTACCGTTTGAACGTGGAAACGTTTGAATGTTCCAACGGGAGAGAAATGGCAAACAAACTCACATACATATTAGAGGTTGATGACAAAGGGACTGCGGTTGTAAAGCAGTTTACGGGGACTGTTGCGAAAGAAACCGAAAATGCGGCAGACAGCACAGGAAAGTGGTCAACGAGCATTGATAAAGCAAACGGGGCGGTCGGGTCCATAATGGGGTCGCTAAAAACAATGGCGATGTATGTTGGGATAGCCTTCGGAGTGAAGGCTATTGTTGATTTTGCGAAAGAATCTATTATGTTGGCGGCGCGGGTAGAGACTCTGGGGGTTGTTCTTGGGGTTGTCGGAGAGAATGCCGGATATTCCAAAGGAGAGATGTTGGGGTTTGTGAACGAAGTAAAAAAAATGGGGATCACAACCGAGGCTGCCCATGACGCTGTGATAAAACTGGCGCAGTCTCAAATAGACCTCTCACAATCTGCGAAGTTGGCCCGGGTAGCCCAGGATGCAGCGGTGATCGGGAATATCAATTCATCTGATGCATTCCAGCGGATGATAAATGGTATCCGGTCAGGAGAAACCGAAATACTGAAAACCATAGGATTGTCGGTTAATTTTGAGCTGGCATACAAAAATACTGCGGCCGCATTAGGAAAGACATCCGATGCCCTGACCCAGCAGGAAAAAGCCCAGGCCAGGGCAAATGCAGTATTGGAGGCGGGGACAAAAATTCAGGGGGCGTATGAAGCGTCTATGTCAACAGCGGGGAAGATGATGCTGTCTATGACTAGATATGTGGAGGAAGCCAAGCTGGCATTTGGTGATTTATTTGGCGGGGCATTTACCTCTGCTGTCAATCTGGCTACTGAAGGATTGAAAGGCGTGAATAAGTGGATTAAGGAGATGCGGGATAACGGAGCTATACAGCATGTATCCGATCTGCTTAGTGGCCAGTTAAGAGCGCATTTAATAGGCATAAAAGCCCTGTTTGAGGGGATTGTAAAGGCACTGGAAACGGGACCAGGGAGGCTAAACGCACTATTGGAGTTGATAAGTATGATTTCTAAAGGAATAGCATATATGTCAACATTGGTAGGAACCGTTTTTGACCTATATGCAAAGCTCAGTGATTTAGGAGAGAAGAGCATAGATGTTTATAAAAAGGCGTGGGGGGTGGTATTTACCACTAGCAAAGAGGCTAAGGAAGAGGCGCAACGAAATCTAAAACAAAGCATAGAAGACTGGAAGAAATACGGCAGCAGTATCGGGGATACCCTCGATAAAACCGTGGACAAATTACTTGAGCAGGAAAAGGCGTTTTCTACCACAACTAAGATGCGGACGGCGGCTGAAATAGCGGCAGAGGAAGCCGCAAGCAAGGCTCGTGCGAAGGCAGCTCTGGCGCTGGAACAAGAAAAGGGCGGGATTGAACAACTAACGGCAGCAGAGAAAAAAATGATAAAAGAACGTGAAGCTCTTACCCGCGAGCTCGGACTAGCTGTCCTGGATGAACATGATAAAGCCATCGCGCTGATGGAGGAGAAGGTTGCTGCGTTCAGAAAGTTTGGTTTGGATGAAATAAAAATTCGGAAATATGTCGAGCAGGAAAAGTTTGCAATAGAAGAAAAATTTGGAGCAGCCTCGAAAAAGGCTGCCCTGGCATTGCTGAAAGACATTGAAAAGCAGGTGTCGGATTTGCCGAAGATGTGGAAGGAAGCTGGAGAGAAAGCTGCGGCAGGGCTGATCGGACCGATAGAAAAAACCAGTAAAATACAAAAGCAGGCGGCACAGGATATGACCGCGGCATACAACCAGATGTACGGAGATCTGAAAGGGAAGGCATCAACATATTATACTTTTCTTGAAAAAAACTTGCGTAAACAGTCAGATGACTATGCCAGGATGACCAGAAATGAAGCAATGGCAGCAGAATGGCTTAAAGAAAGACTGATTCAGCTCGATATTGAAAAAGGCAAATCCTCGAACAGTTTTTTTGCCGGCGTGAAAGCGGGATTGTTAGAAATGACAAATAACCTTACCACCTGGGGACAGGTAGGATATGACGTGTTCAAATCTTTTGTATCTTCAAGTAGTTCTCAATTCTCCACTCTTTTTGAGGACGTATGGCAGGGTAAATTAAAGGGTGCCGGTGACTATGCCACCGCAATCTTCGACTCGGTAAGAAAAACCTTTTTTGACATGATCGGCAAAATGGCCGCAGAAAAGGTAATCCTTTTCTTTGAGACCACATGGACAGAAGGCGGAGCCAACATATTAGGGATTATTGACAAGGTGCTGGGGTTTGCTGATAACTATTTCAGTAGCAGCAGCAGTGAGAATACCCCAGAAACTACTGAAGGGGAATCCATAATGGTAGCACATGGTGGTCTTATACCTGGGTTTGCTTCCGGTGGCGACTCGTATTCTAATGATATAATTCCCGCCAGGCTATCCCCTGGGGAATACGTTATTCCAAGATCGCAGATGGCTGCGATGGGTGAACATGGTGATACCATGTTAGCCCATATCAACCCTGCTGAGGCAGCGTTGTTGAAAGCCCTGGGTGGAGCGGGCACTATCAATCCACGGACGGGACTCCCTCAGTTTTGGAGTTGGGGCGGTATTGTAGATTTTATGCTAGGAATGACTCCTTTAGAACTTTTTGAAAAGGTGGGGGTAAAATCACAGACGCTTGGAGAATTTATTGACAGCGGCGGTGGGGACATATACGAATGGATTCATTCATTTGCAGACCCTTCCGGAACAATTACAGGGGGTACAAGCTGGCTGGGTTCTAAAGCCCCTCCCTGGATGGATCAGCTTGTTCAAATTCTGGCTCCATTAATTGGGTCATTATGGGGTCCAGGGGGAACAGCGGCTGGAAGCGGCATAGCATCTGATTGGCATGCTGGCAGGACGGGAACAAAAACAAACAGAGAGCAGGCTATGCAGCAGGCTGGGATTGCCGCCATTTTCACATATATTGCACAAGGATTGGCTGGTGCAGGATTCACGTCAGGATCGGCGGCGGCGGGGTATGCTGGAGCGTCTTTGACACAACTAGGAAAATCAGCAGCCATATCCTACGCAAAGAAATGGGCAATCCATCAGTTATTGAAGGCTGCCCTTCCTAACGAAACGAATACGATGAGTGCAACATATAAGGGTATCAATGACGGCGGTATGCTGGGCGAGCTAAACAGTATGCTTGGAGATATAGCTCCGAAAGAACATGGATATTCGGCGAGAACCGGCCTAAATTATGTGCCATACGACGATTTCCCGATTAGGGCACACAAGGGAGAACGTGTGCTGACAGCGGAGGAAAATGTTAATTATAGACGAGGCAATCTTAATCGACGTGAGGGAGTGGGCCGAAGGGTAGAAGTGAATTTCAACCTGACAGGAACGGTGATTGACCGAGCTGCTGTTAATGATTTTGCTGAAAAGATTTACCCGAGATTAAAACGACTTGAGCAGTGGGGACACTAAATGGGGAAAGCTCGATTTTTATACAACAATCTGATTACCGCTGAAACGATGATAACCGTTTCCTCTTTACGCTCTGGTGTCGTTACGTCTGCGCTCAAGTCCGGTACCGGTTCGGCTGTTTTGAATCCATCAGGGAATTATTCGGGAGTGGTTGACCGTGAATATATCATTGAAATTGATTCGATCGCAGGGGGGGCTGAGGTTGGCCAGGCTACGTTCAAATGGTCTGACGGGGGAGGAACATGGAATGCTACTGGGGTTTTAACTAGTGCGGTTAATATATTATTGGGGGATGGGGTGTATATAAACCATACAACGGGGTCTGGGGCGGATTTTGTTGTAGGCGATAAATGGTATTTTAAAGGAATTAATCTTTTTAACGCCGGCAAGATGATTGATCTGGATAGAGACCATCTTTACCGATCGGCAGCACTTGAGTCTCCAAATACTATCACGGTAGATCTCGGATCTGCGCAGGAAGTCAAGGCGATTATTATTCAGGACCATAATTTCACCAGCGCAGCGACTCTGACCCTGGAGGCAGATGCGGCGGCAACTTTTGATTCCGGCGCCGGGGGGAATCCGCAGTTCAGCGAAGCGGTCACGTGGAATGACGAGAAGATTGTCCATTACCTGTCTGCTGCCACAACGAAACAATACTGGCGGCTTAAGGTTACTGATGCTGCAAATCCTGATACCTATATCGAGATAGGTGAGCTTTTCCTGGGCTCATATCTGGAGCTGACGAGAAACTATTCGGAAGGATTCAGGGAAGAGACAACCTTCCTGATGGAAAGGAATCGCACACCTTATGGGGTTGGTAAAAATCATTTTTACAATTCCCAGCTCACTTTTGAATTTGATTTCAAGGTTATGCCGGCGGCCGATGTAACATCTATAAAGACCCTTCTCACTGCGATTGCGAGCAGATCAACAGGGATATTCAAGCCGTTCTGGCTAAATAAGAGTTCGGCAACGCCGAATGAATCCTGGCTGGTTGAGATAGAATCATTGCCGGTTGATCACCTGTCCCGCGGTTTTTATGAGATGCCGCTGCGATTTACGGAGGTTTTGCGCAGTGTATAGGGTGCCGATCTTGTTTCATAACCGCCTGATGCGCGGAGAAGTCCCGATCTCTTATGTGGTTATCCAGACACATCTTGGCTATCGGGCGTATGCGGAAAAGGAATTGAAAGGTGTGTTTTCTCTGTTAGGGTATATTGCAGACGGATCGTACCTTGCGGACGGGTCGATTACAGCGGGGTCGGCATCCGCCGGCATTATCGAGAAGTCAGGGCGTGTGCTCAATTTCGGGAGTTTCGAACGGACGTTGCAGTCGAAAAAAGATGATGTATTAGCGGCCTATTCAGGGAAGCAGATTCAACACATCAGCATGAATATGGATAACTCAGACCGTTATTTTTCACAACTGATTGCCAAAGAGCCGTTTATCGGCAGACCGATAAAATGCTATGTGGGGTTCGAGAACGATTCCCAGTCGGAACATCTTAGCATATTCAGCGGCATTATTTCAGAGATGTCTGTATTGCCGACACTCATGATAGAGGCGGACGAGCGATGACAACCCTTTTGTCAGACATGTTCTATCTTAACAGAGCTTCCCGGTATTCAGCGCCGCTGAATGGCAATGACAGACTGCCGTTAGTGTATGGAGATCTCACTGACGGAACAAACGGAATCTGGAAGCTTCCCTGCATCGATACTGCTAATTTTGTATATTGTTTCGCCGGCCATGCCGTTTTGACGGTTGCCGGGGGGAACTCTATCAATATCTATGCGAACGGTGTGCTGGTAAACCCTGCGAATTATACCTTTAACGCCTCTAATAATTACGAATCAGAAGGAAATATCGCCACAATCACCTTTACCAGCGATCAGGGGAATGCGGTTGTCACTGCCAGGGGGAAAGGCAAGGTCCTCACAGGTACCACCCTGATGGAAAATATTGTCGATATTGTCAACGACTTTTTGACTGTTGAAAATGATTTCACCTCGGCCCTATATGAGGCTAACTATAAGGCCAGAGCGTCGCAGATATTCACGGCTCAGGCATATAAAGCCGCCGGAGTTGTGGATCAGGACTGTATTATATGGGATGCCATTGTTGAGATGATGGCCTCGTTCCTGGGTTCTGTTTACCTGGATGGCGACGGGGATCTAGTCCTCGACATAGACGATGGAAATATCTCGCAGTATGGCGCCACGATCATCCGTAAAAGCGATGCCAGCCTTGTCGATGCTAAAATACGCCTTGCCAATATCGTCAATCAATGCCCTGCGCACTATGCTTATTCCTACGCTGCCGGGGAATTTAAGTCGGAGACCAATGATACTGCCCATGCGGATATTGCGTCCCAGGGGATATATGGAGTCCGAGAACCGAATACGCCCTACCAGTTTTACTGGTGTCGGGATCTGACCTCTGTCCAGACGATACAGGATATTATCGTCGCCAAGCTCAAGGACCCGATCTATGAGATAGAGATCGAGTGTAATACCCTGAAACAAATTCATGTAGACCAGGGGGATGTTCTTATTTATGGCCCTGATTCGCTTTATGATGCGGATGGGCTCCATCTTCTGAATAATTACTGGCGGGCTATTTCCGTGGCTCCAGATTTTTCCGGGTCGAAAATCAAATTTAGGGCATTGCAGACAGCTTTTTTTTTAACCATTGCTTATCTTGCAGACGGGTCACACCTTGCGGACGGATCAGTGAAAGCGGGCGGGAACCGTGACATGACGGTATATTAAGGAGGGAGGGGTAGATGGCTGACCAAAGAATAATATATAGCGAGGAGATGGTGGGGGCATCGCACCCCACAAAAAGCGATACACTGAACCGCCTGGCGCTTATTGATCACAACAACGATGGGACGCATGAAAAGCTGACATTAGGCTCTGATGCCGATGGAGACATGTATTACAGGGCATCCTCTGTGCTTGCTCGCCTTGCAAAAGGGGCAGCCAACTTAAAGTTGTTTATGAATGCCGGCGCAACCGCTCCTGAATGGGCGGTAGGGATTAAAATCGGATCTCATACCAGAGATTTGGCAGCAGGTGCAGAAACAGTAGCATATACAGGATATGGATTTAAACCTTCTGCAATCTTTGTCTTTGTTTCTCCTCCTACAGGAGGGGCACAATATTCGTCTTGGGGATTTAGCGATGGCTCTGTTAATATCGGGTTGGCTTATACTGCTGATGGGAATAAGTTTGTACCCAACTCAGATTTTGGGGGTGGCTGCATGGCTATACAGACAGGGTCAGGGGCATATCAATATGTTGGAACAGTGAATATGACCGCTGATGGATTTGAATTTGTATATAGCAAGGCAGGCAGCCCCACAGGAGTTGTCAAAATATCTGTTTTGGCCCTTAGATAAAAGGAGGAATCATGTATCGGGTATGTATATCGAAAAAAGGGAAATTTATCGAAATGCAAAGCGGGGGCAGGGTTGATCGTTTATCGAGGGAAACGTTTTCGACTGACGAGCTATATGAGGAATATAGCACAAAATGTGATGATCTTGAGAATATGCGATTAAAGACTCTTACTCAAAATGCTATCAATCAAGGCCATGAACCAGACGATATCGAGACTAAATTTGTCAGCGAGGAAGAATGGCAGGTTATAGAGAGGGAACTTAACAAACCCACTCCTGAACAATTAGCTGAAAAAGAGAAAGAAGCCTTAATCCAATCAAAGATTAGAGAGTTGGCAATGACGGCTTTGGAGGCAGAAGGCAAACTGCTTTGGAGGCAGAAGGTAAACTAATTTAATAAGGAAGCCAGTAAGGAGGTTGCCCCCTCCTCACCGAACGGATGCAGGAACATCCGAACAGGCAAAAGCCCGACTTCCCCGATGTGGCAGGGAATAGTAATATCATATAGTCAGGGTTTTTGCAAGAAGAGGAGGGTGATATGAATAGTTTTATTTCTTATCTCGGCGGCAAGAGCCTACTAACAAAGAAGATAATCCCGTTGATTCCTGAGCATAAATGTTATTGTGAAGTTTTTGCCGGTGCAGCATGGCTTTTATTTAAGAAAGAGGAGAGTGATATCGAGATTATAAATGATATTAATACCAACCTGGTCACTCTCTATAGAGTTGTCAAACATCATCTCGATGAGTTTGTAAGATATTTGCGCTGGCTTCTAGTGGCACGGGATGGGTTTGCAAGGTTTAAAGCGGAAAATCCCGACACCCTTACAGACATTCAGAGGGCGGTGAGGTTTTATTTTCTCCTAAAGGCGGGCTTTGGCAGTCGTGTTGATAACCCATCCTTTTCAATATCGACTCTTCGCCGTTCAAAACTTCAATCTTCTCCGTACCGAGGAGGAGCTTTCCCTTGCTCATTTGCGACTGGCAAGGGTTTATATTGAGAATGCGCATTATGAGAAGATCATCTCTAGGTTCGATCGTGAACACACGTTCTTTTATATCGATCCTCCGTATTTCGGGTGTGAGGATTACTATGGGAAAAACATCTTCAACCAAGAAGACTTTGCATGTCTCGGAGGTATACTCTCCGGAATCACAGGCAGATTTATACTGTCCATCAACGATATACCAGTGATCAGAGAGATATATAAAAGCTTTCGGATAGAAGAAGTGAGAACCAGGTATAATATAAATGTGGCCAGCAGTAAAAAACGAGAAGGTGTTACAGAACTTCTAGTGATGAATTTTTAGGTACTTTAAGGCTGGTTTAAACGACGTTTAATTGCAGATTAACCTGTGAATTTTGGGCTAAAAACAGATCGAAATTCGGCAGGATTTTTTCGCTCTTCGCTCAGAGAGCGAAGTTTTTACTCAAACCCAGTGCAATTTGTGTTCAAACCCAGTGAGCGGCTATACCTATGTGAAGCAGTTTTGACCAATACTGATGGCGCAGTATTCTTATTGACATACTATATGTTGTAGTGTAGATTAACAGTTACACAACATAGATGGTC